CTAGATACACAACCGTATTGTACAATCTTACCAGGAAGTGTTATTGTTGACCCATGGCGCAAATTACCCGTTGACATGCAGGATATAACTGTAGTACACTATGGTAATACTCGATAGGAAACCATGCTAAAAATATTTGACATCTTTAAAAAGAAAAAGGCCATTGCCGCCGAGCAACCAACGGCTCCACAAAAAACGGAGAAAGAGATTGCTAACGAAAAAGGCGAGCCTTATGTCAATATTGTTAGCATGGAGATTGACCCCGAAAACATACAAGCTGGCGCATTTGAACTAGACTGGAACGATAAGTTTGTAGCTAATCTAGTTCGTGCTGGCTACCAAATGGATTCTAAAGACACAGATGCTGATATTGTAGACCGTTGGTTTACAGCAGTATGTCGCAATGTGGTTTTGGAAACTTACGAGCAGTACGAAGCTATGAATCCCGAACGTGACCGTGTGGTAAAAACTCGCAACATTGGTGATGGCAGATCTGAAGTATCATGATGCTATATGTCAACGGTGACAGTCACACTGCTGGTGCCGAGGCTGTAAATCCTCATGCATTTGCCGAAGACGATCCTGCCTTATTTTATCTAGGTCGTGCGCCGCACCCGGACAATCTTGCAGTCAGTTGGGGCAAGATATTAAGTTTGGCACTTAGATCGGGTCTTCGATGTGATGCTGAGAGTGCTAGTAGTAACGCTCGTATCATAAGAACTACACGTAACTGGTTAGCCGGCGGCGGCAATGCCCATCCAGATCAGTTGGTCATCATACAATGGTCAACTTGGGAACGAGAAGAATGGTTGCATAACGAAACTTATTACCAAGTTGGTGCCAGCGGAATTGATCATGTTCCACAGGATTTGCAAGAAACGTATAGAAACTACGTGCTTGGTACTGATTGGAAAATCAAAACTGAACAGGCACATGAAGAAATTTGGCAGTTTCATGCCGAATTGAAAAACCAAGATATTAAACATATTTTTTTCAATGGCAATAATGATTTTAGTAACATCACCGATCAAAAAAATTGGGGAGTTAATTACATTGGCCCGTATAATCCCGCTCAAACGTATGATGCTATTATCCGATCAACCGGCATAGAAACAGTCATGCCCAACTCATGGCATTTTGGACGAGATGGCCACTCAAGTTTTGCTCGTTTTATTCTCAATTACATCATGTCCAATAAGTTTGTCTAATGAATCTTAATACTTATTGTTCATTACCGTTTTCAGGTTTTGATAACAGAACCTCATCCGCATGTTGTTGGTTGAAATTAGATGAGAAAGTAAATTCATTTGCAGAAATGCAACAATCTACAGAAATACATGAATTACAACAAACATTATTGTCAGGAGTTAGACACTCTAAATGTGGTGCATGCTGGGAAAGTGAAGATTTCAATATTATAAGTATGCGTCAAACAGTTTTATTAAACAAAAATGAAGACGAAATTATTAAAGAAATCACGCATAAGAAATTAAAATATCTAGTTATTGATAGCGGAAATGTTTGTAATCTTGCATGCCGTACGTGCGGGCCATCGGCAAGTTCAGGCCTTATAAAAGAATTTAGAGTAAGGTATGGGCAAGATTATTACCGTATAAAAAAAACAAAAATTGATTCTCTGCTAGAAGAGGATTACAGTGACTTAATTCGCATAGATATTCTAGGGGGTGAACCTTTTCAAAATTTAGATCATTTAATGGTGCTTGAAAAAATTATTACTAATGGTAATAGTAAAAATATTACGCTTAGTTATACTACTAATGCTACTACAAAATTATCACCGCAGATTTACAATTTATTCTCCAACTTTAAAAAAGTAAATTTAATAGTATCAATTGATGCTACTCATATGCAATTTGAATATATTCGAACCAATGGTATATGGAATGATGTTGTTAGTAATATTAATGAATGGCGTTCTAAGTTTTACAATATTAGATTGTCCGGTCACCCAACTATTAGTGCATTGAATGTTTTGTATCTTGATGAATTGTATACATGGTACCAAGCTAACAATATAGATTATAATTTTGTTATGGGTGCTAACATTCCTGAATATTCGTTTTCTTTATTCACAGACAACCAAAAAAGTCTAATTATCAGTAAATTATCTAACTCAATGTTTAACATGGCTCAGATTAAAGATCATGTACGCTCATCAAACTATGATTCTAGCCTACTAAGTAAATTTTATGAATCTACTAATTTTACCAAATCTTTTAAAGGTCTTGATATTGAGGAGTATCTTCCACGGTTAACTGAATTATTAAAAAAATAGTTGACTAAAAAATTTATTTTTGCTATACTTATAGCATGAAATATGTACTTATAGATACTGCCAATTTATTCTTTCGTGCCAGACATGGTGCTTTTCGTGCCTCAGATACTTGGGAAAAAGTTGGCTTTGCACTACACGTTACCCTGATGGCTGCCAACAAAATGGCCCGTAGATTTGAAGCGGATCATGTGGTTTTTGCCTTAGAAGGGCGCAGTTGGCGCAAGGATCACTATAAGCCTTATAAAGCTAATCGCGCTGTAGCTAGACAAGCCCTAACAGAGGCAGAGCAAGAAGAAGATAAAATGTTCTGGGAAACCTATGACAATTTGACTAAATACTTGAGTGAGAGGACCAACTGTAGTGTACTACGTTGTCCAACCGCAGAAGGTGACGATATCATAGCTCGCTGGATTGCTTTACATCCCCAAGACCAACATGTGGTAATTTCAAGCGACACCGACTTTGTACAATTGCTTGCTCCCAATGTAACACAATACAATGGCATTACAGATGAATTACACACCATAGAAGGGATCTTTGATGCCAAAGGTAAACCAGTTATTGACAAGAAAACAAAAGAGCCTAAGACAATTCCTGATCCGCAGTGGCTTCTCTTCGAGAAGTGTATGCGCGGTGACAGCTCAGATAATGTGTTCTCGGCATTCCCTGGCGTTCGGACGAAAGGCACTAAAAACAAAGTTGGCCTTCAGGAAGCGTATTCAGACAAGAATCGAAAAGGCTATAACTGGAACAACATGATGTTGCAACGATGGACTGATCCAGATGGTGCGGAGCATAGAGTATTGGATGACTACGAACGCAACAGAACGCTGATTGATTTAACAGCACAGCCTGAAGAAATTAAGGCAACAGTAGATGCCGCCATACGCGAGCAGATTAGTCACAAAGACATAGGACAAGTGGGTGTACGATTTATGCAATTCTGTGGCAAGTATGAATTGAACAAGTGTAGTGAAAGTGCAGACAGTTTTGGACGTTGGTTAAACGAAACCTATAAAGGTGTATTGAATGGCTAAAGATTTATTTTGGATTACAGTAGCATCTAGTAGTGTTATTGTACTTGCGTTATTGGTATCAGCGTTCTGGCCTGGTAGTAAAGGCAATGTAGTTGTTGTAAAATACGATTGCAGTCAACTCATAGGTGGCTGGCATCCTGATATACCTCTTAGAGTTCAGGAACAATGTAGAAAAAGGGAGTTAGACAAATGAGCTTAATAGCACTGCCGGTGGTAGATAAACAGTATTGGATTTTGAAAGAAAACGATCGCAAGGTCGGCAATGTGGAAGCCTGTGCTGGCGGATACCAAGTCAAGATCAATGATCAGATTGTACAATTTAAAACAATCAAATTAGCAGCTCGAACTGCAAATATTGAATTTGAACCGGCGACTAAAATTGTCAAGCCCAAAACAAACATAGATCAGATCTACGGCTACGCTGTCACAGGTCGAGTGTACAATCCCATGTGGAATGTTGCACAACAATTGCCTGTGTATACCAAAACTAGCAAAAGCAAAAGTTGGTTTGCCGCTGGTTGGTATAATGTCAAAAAGGGTCGCAAATGGAAAGAGATACTTGCACCCAAGTTAATTACACTACAGAGATATCCTTATCAAGGGCCATTTTATACTCAAGAGGAAGCTGATACTAATGACTGAAATGACAAATCCATTTTTAGACCAAGCACGATTTATGCAACTATGCGGACAATCTGTAGCTACTGAAAACGTTGATCAATACGCACTATACTTAAATTTAATTAAAGAAGAAGTTCAAGAGTTAGAAGACTCAAAAACCCGCACAGACGATCTTGATGCCTTGATTGATATTCTTGTGGTTACAATTGGAGCCATCCACAGCGCCGGCTTCGATGGAGAAGCTGCATGGAAGGAAGTAATGCGTACTAACTTTGCCAAGATTGATCCTGTCACTGGCAAGATTCGCAAGCGTGGCGATGGAAAAATTCTTAAACCCGAGGGGTGGACTCCTCCCAATCTAGAACCATTTGCACGACTTCCCGAATGAGCCTACACTTACAAAAGTTTGTTGATCGAGTGCGTGGACACGAAGCTCGTGGGTCAAAGGACTTTATTATGACTCTAGCTGAGGCCAAAGATATGCATGCTGATATCACTAGACTACTGTTAGAACTGCACGATCTACGTGAACAGGTTAGTAAACCACAAACAGAAGAAGTAATAACAGTGCAAGTAGGTGGCGGCTCATTCTAAATATACCTATATTTCTAGATAAATAAAACATAGGAATATAATGCTATGAGCCGACCAAAACCCAGCGTATTAATCGAACACACTAACAAATCTACCTACAAGACCGAACAAGTTTTGGCCAGCGAAGGTGTATGGGCTGTGTTTTTTGAATCCAAACCTATCAATTTAAAAACATCAAACATGTTGGTGCAATATCCTGGCCCCAAGTATAAAAAAGTTTCATTCAGTAATCCTGGGCATGCTAAAAACTTAGCCCGTAAGCTCAACACACAATTTAAAACTGACAAGTTCACAGTAGTGTTACTACGTGCTGGTGATCAGATATATCCATAATGTGCGCGATAAAAAGAAACTTACTCAAGAACTTGTAGGCCTATTACCCGAGGCTCAACGCATGAGCCCGGCCTCAGCATTCAGCGCATGGTGGTACAACTTACGCAGTACCGGAGGTCTTAGATTGACCACTCTAGGGTACATAATCTTTGTTGACTATCTTGATCTTGCACAATACGAATTCCGTATCGAAGATGCACACGAATTTAATCTACGCACTGTAATTGCCTTAGATCGACAACTGGAATTGCCTTACTATATTGTGATTAAAAAAGGTGTACCGGTTAGTGTGATATTTTTTGGCAGTAAAGAAGCCATGTTGGTTAACTTGTACGGCAATTTACAAAAGTTTCTTGACAACTATCAAACATAGTGTTATACTAAATACTCAATATGGGCGTGATCGTAATAAGTTTCAAGATGTTCACGCAAAAGGTAATCCTAAGATTGACGGTAAGAATGTTAAAGGGTATAATTAAAGAATTCGTTGAAGGTAGAAGTATGGCGATCAAGACTCGGGTGCAACTCCCGACATCTCCACCGGAGAGTATTAGATAGTATTCTGCGGTGGGGATGAATTAGAATCGATTGGCGCTAAAGGGCTACTGGAGGATCGGCAATGTAGAAGCCGTTAGGATTGGGACTACTCAGTCGAAGACACAAAAACTTTAAATGCAAACGCATCTAAAGGCGAAGTAACTGTAACTGGTAAGAATGTTAAATT